TATATCGAATATCCCAAGACCAGCTTGAACCAGCCCGAACTGGCGGTAACTGGCCACGATCAGCCGAGGCTGGAGACGATTGGCCCTGACGGTGCCGGGTCGTTCGGGCCCCTTGTGGGGGACATATGCCTGGACGCCTTGGGCCTTGAGTTGATGCCGTGGCAGGTGCATTTTCTTGACCGGGCGTTGACGTTTGATGATGAGGGGCTGTTGGTGCATCGGTCGGCGTTGGGTTCGGTCGCTCGACAGAACGGTAAAAGCATTATTTTAAAATCTGTAATTCTCTTCTGGTTGCTAGAAATGCCGAAGATCCGGGGCGAGAAACAGACGATCGTGTCGGTGGCGCACCGCCTTGATTTGGCCGTTATGGTGTTTGACGACTTGGCTGACATTTTGGAAAACAAATATGGGGCGTATGTGTCGCGGTCGTATGGTCGCAACAAGGTGACGATGCCGGACGGCACGACGTGGTGGATCAAAGCTGCAAAACATAACGCGGGCCACGGCATGAGCATTGACCTGCTCATCGTTGACGAACTCTTTGACGTTGACGCCGAAGTCGTTGAGGGCGGTCTGATGCCTGCGCAACGCGCCCGCAAAAACCCGTTTGCCCTGTTCATGTCAACCGCCGGAACCGAAGCATCGGTGCTGTTCCAACGCTGGCGTGAGCATGGCCTACGCGCAATCGACAGCGGGCAACCTACCGTCAACTACATGGCCGAATGGTCACCACCACCGCACGTCGACCCGATGGCGCCGTCGTCGTGGACATGGGGCAACCCCGCCATCGGCCACACCCTCACCCTGGACACGTTGCGACAGGAAAGCGAAAACCCCGACCGCGCATCATTTTTACGAGCCAGCCTCAACCTATGGGTCACAGTCGCCCGCGGCTGGATCGCACCTGGACGCTGGCCCGAACTTGAGCACCGCGGCCCGATCCCAATGGGCGGCATCATCGCCATTGAAGCCAGCCTTGACGACAGCCGATACGCAGCCGTACGCGCCGTCAACCTGCCTGACGGACGCACCGTCTGCACCATCGCATTCGTCGTCGACACGATCGGGGAGCTGTACGACAAGCTTGCCGAGGTTGCCACAGATCCGTCGGTGCGGTTTGCCATGTCGCCCAGCATTGACGCCATCTGCCCACCCAACCTTGAACGTCGCCGCGTCATTGTCGGCTACGCCGAACTTGGCAAACTCACCCCCGTCGTGCGCGACCTGATCAACCAGGGCAGGCTGTTACACACGGGCGAAACCATGCTTGCCGAACACGTCCAACGCGCTGTTGCCGTCAAAACGCAAAACACTTTGGTGCTGTCATCGCAACGCTCACCCGGCCCGATCGAGTTAGCCAGGTGCATGGTGTGGGCTGCCGGGATGGTCGCTCGACCAGCACAAAGCGGCCGCCCAATGATCGTCAGCGTGTAGTGTTGCGACGTACCCGCCCCGGCCTTTCGTCGGGATCGTGTCGGCGGGCGGGTACACATAAACACTCGACGCGTGTGGCACACTTGACGCATGGCCCTGTTCGCTAAAAAAACTGCCGCAATCAGCACCACCCCCGTTGCTGCCGACGTGCAGGCCGCTGTCGGTTACACGTCAAACGCGCAAGGCCCAAACATGATCGGCCAGTACTACACCTACCAAGAAGGTGAAGCCCGCAACCGTGCGATCTCGGTGCCTGCGATCAACCGTGCCCGCGACCTCATGGCATCCGTCATCAGCTGTATGCCACTCAAGATGTACAACGAAGTGTGGAACGAACTAGAAGAAGAAATGACCAAGGTGTATTTGGCGCCGCGGTCATGGCTACGCCGACCTGATCCCACCGTTCCGTACGGGCACATCATGGCTTGGACATTTGACGACCTGTTCTTCTACGGTCGCGCGTTTTGGTACATCACGTCACGCACCGCCGACGGCTACCCCGCATCATTCACCCGTTTGCCGACCGGGTCGATTACGACACCCGATCAGGTTGGCCCCGTGTGGTTTGCACCATCCAAACAGGTGTACTTCAACGGTGGCGAACTTGACCCCGCCAACCTTGTGCAATTCCTTAGCCCAACCCAAGGCCTGATCTATTCGGCGCCAGGCGCGATCGAAACCGCCCTCAAGATTGAGGCGGCTCGCAACCGCAACGCCAGCAGTTCAATCCCAGCAGGCATTCTGAAGCAGACCGACGGCGAGCCATTGTCAGCGCAGGAATTGACCGACATTGCCGCACAGTTCAATGCGGCTCGCGCCACCAATCAGACTGCGGCGCTTAACCAGTATTTGAACTATGAGCCGACAACAATGACGCCCGACAAAATGCTGTTAATTGAAAGCGCCAACTATTCGGCGCTCGAAGCTGCTCGCCTTGGCAATGTTCCGCCATACCTTGTCGGCGTGTCGACCGGGTCGTACTCGTACCAGTCAGCACAACAGGCCCGCGCCGACCTCTACATCTTTGGTGTCAAGCTGTACGCCGAAGCGATCGCCGCAACCCTGTCAATGGACAACGTCCTGCCACGCGGCACATACGTCGAATTTGACGCCGACGAATACCTTGAAGAGGAATACGCAGCCGACAAAATGGATGAACCATCCGAAGTCAACATTCAAGAAAACACGCAAGAGAGGATCGCAAACCGATGATCAAATTTCACGCTACCGACATCAGCATCATCGCTGGTAAGGGTGCAGGCCGACGCGAAATTAGCGGCGTCGCCGTACCGTACAACGTCAAAGCAACCGTTGCATCCGGGCAAGACGTCATCATCAAGCCAGGCGCACTACCCGTCGAAGGCAAGGCACCGCGCCTGTTCATGTACCACGACAGCACAATGCCTGTCGGTGTCGTCACCGAGCGCGTCGACAGCCCCGAAGGGATGCTGTTCACAGCCAAGATTTCGGCATCTAGCCAAGGCCAAGACGCCATGATCATGCTGTCCGAAGGCGTCATTGACCAGGTATCTATCGGCGTCACTCCGACCGACTTCAGCTACGACGACGACGGCACCATGATCGTCAAGGCCGCTGACTGGGTAGAACTGTCGCTCGTACCCGTTGGCGCATTTGGTGACGCAGCTGCCATCACCGAAGTCGCCGCAAGTATCCACCAACCAACCGAAGAAATCGGCAATACTGAACAAGAGACCCCACAAGAGGAGACACCAGCAATGGAAAACGCACCAGTCGTCGAGGCCGCCGCAGTTGAGGCCGCGATCCCAACCGCACCAATCCCCGCACAGCCCAAGCGCAAGTACGACCTGCCAACCGCAGGCGAATACCTTGCCGCAATGCACATCGGTGGCGAAACGTTCCGCAACGTCGCAGCAGCCGCCCGCGACTTCGCACTTTCGCGTCAGTCAGCACTTCAGGCGGCCGCAGGTGACACCCTCACCACCGACACGCCCGGTTTGCTCCCCGTCCCAGTCCTCGGCCCTGTGTTTCAGGATCTGAACTACATCCGCCCAGTCGTCGCAGCAATCGGCGCCCGCGCCATGCCAGACGGTGGCAACCAAAAGACGTTCATCCGCCCAACGTGGACAACCCACCCGTCGGTCGCAACCCAGTCAACCGAATTGACGGGCGCATCGGCCACCACCCCGGTCATCGCATCCAACGTCATCAGCAAGACCACCCTCGCAGGTCAGGTCACGCTGTCGGTGCAGGACGTCGACTTCACCAGCCCGGCCGCAATGGAAATTATCCTGCGCGACCTTGCAGGCCAGTACCTGCTCGCATCCGACAACATCGCCGCAGACGCGATCACCTCGGGCGCATCAGCATCCGGATCGACCTGGACGTACAACACCACCGACCCGTCAACGCTCAGCGCCGCGATCTACGACGCAGCCGTTGACATCCTCACCGCCAGCAACTTCTTGCCTGACCACATCTTCGTGGCCCCTGGCGTGTGGAAGCTCCTCGGTCAGCAGCTCGACGCAGACAAGCGCCCGGTATTCCCATACGCAGGCGCCGCAGGTCTCATGGGCGTCAACGCAATGGGCAGCGCAAACGTCACCCAGCTCAACACGTTCAACCCGTTTGGCCTCAATCTCGTCGCAGACCGCAACTTTGCGGCCAACACGATGGTCGTCGCCAAGGGCTCGGCGATCGAGTTCTACGAGCAGGTACGCGGCCTCATGTCGGTCGAAGTGCCAAGCACCCTTGGCCGCACGTTCTCGTACTACGGGTACGTCGCAACGTTCATCGCCGACAGCGACCTCGTCAAGTCCATCACCGTCAGCCCGTGATCTGAAAGGTAGGCCCACAAAATGGCCACCTACACGGTCACACACAAGTACCTACTGGACGATTACGCCGTCCTACAGCTCCTCACACCCTCAGAGGTAGTTGTAGGCGGCGCGATCACCGTCACAGGCGTTGACGCAACGTTCAACGGCTCATACACCGTTTACGCGCTTCCGCAATACCTGTACCTAGGCATCGACACCGAGGGCGACCTCATGTACGACTACCAGGTACCGATCCAAAATCAGGTGCTGTACGCCAAAACCGCTAGCAACGTTGATCGTGTCGCATCCACCGGGTCGCTCGCATACACGCCTGTCTGTACTTGGATCACCGCAACCAACATTGAGGATTGGCTAGGTATCGGCACCGCAACCGCAGGCGACGCAGCGTTTTTGACGCAATGCGCCGCAGCCGCCAACCAGTTTTGCTACCGACGCCGCCAAGAGGCTGGATACATTGACAGCGTCAGCACCAGCCCATCGAGCGACGTCACCTTAGGCACGATCATGTACGGCGGTGCCCTGTACCGTCAGCGCGGCTCCATGGATCAGTTCGCATCCTTTGACGGCATGGCAACCGCCCCAGTCGTCGGCCTGTCCGGGATGGTAAAGCAGCTGTTGGGGATTGACCGCCCACAGGTGGCCTGATGCCCGTACCCGCATACACCGACCTGTTCAACGAGGCCATCGACGACCTAACCGCAACCCTGCAAACCATCACAGGGCTACAGGTCGTCAACGATCCCCGAAACATCGTTCCCCCGTGCGCGTTTATTGACGCCCCATCGTGGGAAAGCTGGAACTACAACATCGTCAAACTCACGTTCCCTGTCAAAGTGCTGACGCTCGGCCCAGCCAACCTGGATGCTCAGCGATCCTTGCTGAACATTTGCGCCAAATTGCTAGCCAAAAACGTTGCCGTCACCGGGGGCCGCCCAACCGTCATTGACATCGGCGGCTCAATCCTGCCCGCCTACGATCTCACCGTCACCATGCAAGCCCAAACCAGCTAGGAGAACCCATGTACATCATCGTCAGCCCACGCCTCGGCACACCAGGCGACAAATTCGAGCCAACCGACGGGATCAACGTGCAAGCCCTGATCGACGGTGGGCTCATATCCACCGACAAACCGAAGAAGTCGTCTAAAGTCAAAGAAGAACCAGTCGAGGAGCAACCCCAATGAGCACTTCCGTTTATCTGTCGAATCCGAGCGTGACCATCAACAGCGTCGATCTCAGCAATCAATGTACCGCCGCCACGATTACCTACACCGTTGAGGCGCTGGAAAACACGGCGTTCGGATCAACGGCCCGCACCTACACGTCGGGTCTCGCCAACAACAGCGTCACCGTCACGCTGTACCAGTCGTACGCAGCGACCGAAACCGAAGTATCGGTCTACAGCTTGGTCGGCACGACGACCACGATCGTGCTGAAGCCAGGATCGGGCGCAGTTTCGTCGACGAACCCGTCCTACACGCTCACCGGGGCATACCTGGAGAGCCACACCCCAATCAACGCATCGCTCGGCGAACTCTCAACGATCGATTTGACGTTTACGGGTGGCACTCTCGCCAAGGTTGCGACCCCGTAATGATCCAGCCAGCCCAATCGGGCTGCGCTGAAAACGAAAACCGCAAGCCCGCGCTGGCGGAGCCTTGCCCGACGAAAGGTAACTAATGCGCGTCAAACTGAAAATCGACCTCAAAGACGGGCGTGAGCCACGAACAATGGTCACCAACATGCTTGCCATTGTTGAATGGGAAAAAACCGAAAACCGCCGATCCGCAGACGGCAAAGGCATCGGATTCGTTGATATGTGCTGTTGGGCATACATTCTTTGCAAGCTCGCTGGCGACAAAGTGCCCGCAACGTGGCGTGAATGGGTAGCCGAACACCCGGACATGGAAATCACGCCAATCGAAGAAACTACCGACGAAACCCCTACCATCGCGGCACCTGGCGACGCTCCCTCGCTGAGGTCTTAGTTATGACGGGCTACTGGCCGCCGCAAGTGGAATTTGACATTCGAGACATGACCACCGTGTTTTATGTACTTGAACAGCAACAGCAACAAGCAAAGCGTGGCCGCTGATGGCAACCGTTGAGGTAATCGGCGTCAAGCAAATGTTGCAAGACCTCAGGCAAATCGACCCTGAGGCCCGCAAACAATTTGCCAAAGACGCCAAACAAATTGCCAGTCCGATCGTGCTTGAGGCACAAAGCCGCTACCCGGCACGAGCCTTGTCGGGTATGCGGTATCGCTGGACGCAAAACGGGCGTCAGCTGTTGCCGTGGGATCAACGTAAAGCTCGACGTGGCGTACAAGTCAAAGTGGATGCTGGACGAAAAAAAGACGGCGTCGTGACCATCATTCAGAAAGACCCGGCAGCCGCGATTTATGACATTGCGGGCCGTGGCAACTCAAACCGTCTAGGTGACGCGCTCACCGCGTTTGCTGGCAACCCATCCCGCGTCATGTGGCCATCAGCCGAAGCGCACATCACCGACGTACAGGAAGAAATGACCAAAGCGCTTGAACAGGTCGCCAACGAAATAAATCGTAGAATTGCAACCATATGAGCATTCGCATACCCATCATCAGCGAATTTGACGACAAGGGTATTGCGCGCGCCAAAAAGGAATTCAACAGCCTTGAAACGACTTCGGAAAAAGTCGGCTATGGGATGGAAAAAGCCTTCGTGCCTGCAATCGCAGCTGTCGGCGCACTCGCCGCTGGTCTTGGCATGGCCGCCAAAGCAGCTGCGGAAGATGAGGCTGCTCAAGCTGCACTTGCCGTACAGCTTGAAAACTCGACAGGTGCCGGGCAGGAACAGATCGCCGAAGTTGAAAAAGCGATCAGCGCCATGTCACGCCAGGCGGCGGTCGCCGACGACGTACTGCGCCCCGCATTTGCAGCACTTGTCCGTGGCACAAAAGACATAAACGAAGCCCAATCCCAAATGTCGCTCGTGCTTGACATCAGCCGGGCAACATCCATTGACGCAACAACCGTTGCTGACGCGCTCGCCAAAGCGTACGAAGGCAACTTCAAGGCCCTGCGATCGCTCACGCCCGAAATGGCGAACCTCATCCGTGAGGGCGCCGACATGGAAACCATCATCAGCGTCCTCGGCGGCACGTTTGGTGGCGCAAACCAGGCATTTACCGAAACCGCTGAGGGCGGCATGGCAAAAATGCAAATCGCGTTTGCCGAAATGCAAGAAAGCATCGGAGCAGCCGTCCTGCCATTGCTCGAGCGCTTGGTACCGATCATCACCAAAATGGCGCAAGCCGTCGAAGAAAACGCCGACGTCGTCATCATCCTGGCAGGCGTCATCGGCACCCTGTCGGCCGCCATTATCGCTTACAACGCGGCAATCAAAACCGCCGCATTTCTACAAACCGCATTCAACATCACTTTGGCCGCCAACCCGATCGGGCTAGTCGTGGCCGCCATTGTGCTACTCGGTGCAGCTCTTGTCGCCGCATACGCCAAATTTGAAGGCTTTAGAAAAGTTGCAGACGCCGTATTCGGTGCACTCAAGGCAGGCATAAAAATTGCCGTTGATTACGTTGCAAGTTACCTAAACAGCATGGTCAGCGTATTTCGCACCGTGTTCAACACAATCGCAAACCTATGGAACTCAACCCTCGGGGGCTTGTCGTTTGAGATCCCGGATTGGGTGCCAGGCATCGGCGGTCGAGGCTTCAGCATTCCTGAAATGCCGACCATTGGTGGCGGGGCCGGTAGCGGCGCTTTAGCGACCGCAGGAGGCGACAAAAACCTTGGGGTGCCTATTCCGTCATCCGGGGGCGGATCGGTCGTTGTAGCGGCTCCTAGCGTGCCTAGCGGGGGCGGTGGTGGTGGCGGGGGCGCATCCGTACGACAAATCATGGAAGCCCCAAACATGCTCGGAGCAGGCATCGCCAGCAACCCTTTCACATCGAGCGCCCGCAATGCGATGCTGGAAAACATCACCGTCAATGTCAACGGCGGGTTGGCGACCAGCGCCGAAATCGGGCAGGCCGTGGTTGACTCGATCCGCGCTTACAACCGATCGGCTGGTCCGGCGCGTATTGAGGTCAGCGGGTACGTCTGATGCCCGGCACAGCAATTGTCCAATCAGGCGATTACGTGCTTGAAATTGACGCAGGTTTTCAGATTGACGCGTTTTTGCTTGATGATCCTGTGAAAGGTGTGTTGGCTGGTTACACCACAACCACGACCCGCACCAACCTTGTCACGAACCCAAACTTTGAGACAAATACAACTGGCTGGGCTGCTGCTAGTTCCACAGTTTCACGCATAACAACAGCGTCATTTATCGGTTCGGCTTGCATGCAAATGACCTCAACTAGCGCGTCAGATACAACAGCACGAACTGCGTATGACCCCAATACAACGATGATCGCTGGGCAAAGTTTGACTGCATCTGTTTATCTTTACAATTATGCAGGCAATAACCGACAACATCGAGTTGACATTCGTTGCTTTACTTCAGGGGGTGGAGTTGCTGGGATTATTACTGGCACAGCGACCACCATCA